AAACAAGTTCTTTGGTGATATTATATTTAGTTTGCAATTTTTTGTCCTTTACAAGACACAAAACCTCTGCCTCACCAGGATGGAAGGACTCAAGCATGTTGATGAACATCGTTTCTTTACGAAGTTTATTCATCGCATCATTACCACCCTTCACAAAGTTATAGAACTTATTCCATTCTTTGCGAATATTTGAAGATGGGTTCTTATCTGCATCTTCTTTGGCTTGAATAGGAACTTCTCCTTCTGGAAGGACAGATTGAATGCTCTCATCAAAGTTCCAAATCAAAACGGATTTGATAAAATTCTCGTTGTATTGTTGGAGAATTTCTACCTTTTTAGCGTTAGTTCTTTCTGCAGAAACGGCAGAAAAGATTTCATTAACATAAGAGTTCGAAGTTAGTTCAATCTTTTCTGCTTTAGGTGCCGCAGGTTTACGGGTAGTAGTAGTTTTTTTAGCCGCAGGTTTAGAAGCTGCGGTTTTTCTTGTTCTACTATTCGTCGTCGTCTTCTTCGTAGTCGTCATAACTGTTGTCAAATCGTACTGCAATTATTTCATCAGGAATAATATTTCCTTGTTCGTCAAACATTTCTGGATGAGCGAATACCTGTTGCGGAGTGTTGAATACTATATGTTCTTTCCATAACCATCCAATTATACCACCAATCATCAAGAACATGATAGATACCATACAAAAGATGGCAACTAAAGGTGCTGTCATAGCCCTGCCTCCGAGAGATTTACTTCTTTTTTATATCAAATGAGAAGTTTAGATAAACGTGAATCTCTCGTCTGAAGAGAGAAACCATCTTACCAAAACTAAATTGAAACGTTTTTGGTGCTTCAGGTTTTTCCCTCCTATTTCTTAATAATAATTCCACACCTCTATTTATGTGGAGTTCCTTACCCCTATTCACAATTTTATAAGAGAAAGTTCTTTTAGATATTGAATAGTATCGGTACATCCACCTAAATGTCTGTCATCAACTATTACTTGAGGAAAAGTTGAACCATTACCAAACTTAGAATAAAATTCTTCTTTTGTAAAGTCTTTGTCCAAAACTTTCAAGTCATAAACTTGACCGCAAAGCTCCAAGACTGTTTTTACTTTATAACAGTAAGGACATTCTGGTTTGGAATAGACAATAAAATTCATCACTATATTCTACATTTGGTAATATTTAGAGTTTTGATTTAAGAATGTTACATCAAAAACATAATAATGTCAATTATTATGTTGTTCTCTGAGTTTCCGAACCATTGCTTCAGCAAAATCTTGAAGCTTGTCCGGATGTATTGCAGAAATTCCGACTTCACTTACTGCAATAGTCATCGATTCAATTTCTTGATCCCGAAGTTTTTGGGTTTTTCGGTCGAAACTCATAATGTCTCCTTGATTGTGATGATATTCTAACACACAATCCAATACTATCTAGGATACTTAATGTTTTCTTCGGGATTGGTCTTAAAGTTTCTTTACTTTACTCATAATTATAAAGTTTCCACTCAGCTACATTAGTTTTCTGAAGATCAAAAATCATTTTGTTGATTGGTGCTCTTGGCTTCCTAACCAATTTCATTCCTGTTTGTTCTAATAACTTATCACTCTTTTTGGTATTGCAACTAGAACAAGCAACAACTAAATTTTCCCATGTGTCTTTTCCTCCTTTTGATCTTGGAAGTACGTGATCAATAGTCAGTTTAGATTTTGAACCACAATATTGACAAGTATTATTATCTCGTTTGTAAATCATCGAACGAGATGGAGTGATATTCATAATCTTAGACAATGGAAGTTTTACATAATTTAAAAGTCTTATTACTCTACCAGAAAGGAACTGTGCCTTTTCTTTGAGTAACAAGACTACTGCTCTTTTCCAACTTGTAAAGTTTATTGGTTCATAACTAGAATTTAAAACCAATACCGTTTGATGGGGTGTTATGGGAATATCCATAATTGGTCTAGGTACACATAGTATCTATCTGACTTTCAGATTGAAAGATAATATCATTCTGGGAATGTCACTATGATTTGGAGGAGCAAAGTGATGAATTGATGATGGGAAAAATATTAATGATCCCTCCTTTATATCGGATGGTTCATGAATGAGTACAGTTCCGTCTAAAAAATTATTAAAAGGAGCTGTAAAATTTGTGGGTCTATGATAATTTTCGTCAAACTCTATAAAGCAAACTACACTATATCCCGTAGCCCCATGATTATGAATTTCATGATGTTGTCCTTTAACAGAAGTTTCAAACCAAAAACCAGTTATATCATACTCTGTGAGTCCTAATCCCAGTACAAATTCTTTCAATTCTTCCCAGAATATTTCTTTTATTTTACCAGATTCCTGGGATATTTCATCGAATTGATCACTTTGAAAAAAATTTTTTCTATAGAAAAAATCTGTGTCTGGTTCATCTGATTTTCCTTTTCGAAAGGATTTATAGTCAATAAGATCTTTTAGTTTTTCTTTTTTAGTTTTCCAGTCTTTTACCTCTATATGAACAAGAGGAATATGAAACATTTGAACATATTGAGAGGTCATTTTTTAACTATGAACTAAAGGGGCCATAATTACCCCTACTGCCAGGATCCCTATCACTTAACATATCCATGATACCATCAAATGACTGGATGTGTTCTATATCCTGAATTAGTTTTGCAATTTGGGTACAAACCATTGGACGTTCCTGACGTGCAGCATAAGCTAATGCATTACGGAGATTTGATTCTGCTTCTTTTAGACTTTCTTCAACAGATTCAGATAGTGCCATTAGTATTCAACGGGGGGACTGTTTTCACATTTTTCGTAGAAAATCCCGTTCTTGTAACAGGATTTTCCAGGTTCGTAGTATTTTACTACATTTGGTTTGGAATTGTCAATAACGCAATAATCACCCTGGCCAGTAGTGACTCCTTCAAGACACAGTGATGCGACAAAGGGAGCTAGAAGTTTAAGAGTATACATCAACACTCATCCATTCGAAGAGGTTGGTTAACCTTACGCATTTCATAAGAACCATCACCACGATCAACCCACTCTATAGTGTCACCTTCTTTGAGGTTTGCCGCTTCCAGTAGATCGTCGGGGAATGTAATACAGTATTCATCTTCACCAGTGTCTTCATCTCTGACTTCTTCTACAGGAAGAGTCCAATGTTTGCGTTCAGATGTACTATATCCATCTGCTTTGACTACAGTTTTCTCAAGGGATCCAGGACGGCGTTTGGTAACAGTCTTCCCACCATCAGGAGACTCATAAACCCAACCCTTTTCATACTTTAGACGGGTTGGATCATTTCTAGAAACCTCAGCATCTAGTTCAGCACGTTTGGTATAATACTCTGCCTCACGCAGATTGTATTCACGACACTTCTCTTTATCATTTTCGGTTGCAGCAGCTTCACACATTGCGTCAAGTTCTTCTTCTGTGTATACAGCTTTTTCATGTTCTTCTGGATAATAATGTTCTTCCCAGAAATCATTCCAGTCTTTTTGGTTAGATTCAGTTACACGAGGAAACTTTGCACCTGCTGCATCATAATCCCAACCATCATAAGATTCATGTTCAAAATTAACTGAACGATGTCCTTTCAAAAGAGAGAGGAGTTCTGTGGTTTTATCAAGTTCCTTCTTATGATACTGAACAAGGTCATCTACACCCTTCACAATGGTGTCATAGATGTCTTGTGCAGTAAGATCCTCGCAAGTAACCGCATCGTGGATCCAGTTATCAAGTTGTTCAAGAGAATACTTCCTATAAGAAAAGTCACTACTGCGGGGGTTAGAAGATTCCATGGTCCTCTTGCATCAATGCCTCTATACTAGTTCGGATCTGTTCATCTGTCAAGCCATTCATCCAATTCCAACGTTCGTCCTTTGGATCCCACTCAAAAGCAAAGGATCCATCTTTATTTTGGATGATGTTTAGTCCAGATGGATGTAGTTGTTTTCTTTCAGTCATTTATCTATCAAGTAATTGTTGCGTTTCTTGAAACCAAAGATAGTCCAAAGACGAATTATTTAGAGTATCAAGTGCGTCTTTTGGAGTTTCTACCAAAGGTTCTCCAGCTAAGTTGAAACTTGTATTTAAAAGTATACCATGTCCAGACAATTTTTTAAACTCTTGAAGAAGTTCATACAAATAACCATCGGACACAGTTTGAATTCTACAAGTATTATCTACATGAGTAACTCCTGGTATTATATCAGATTTCACTGGAAAACACATAGTCATATAAGGACTCTTTTTGATCTTACCCATATCAAAGTAAATGTTTGCGTCCTCTTCCAAGACTATGCAAGCAAATGGTCTATACCACTCCCTCTTCTTAATTCTATTTACAATCTCTTTTGCATCTACATTTAATGCATTGAATAATATAGAACGATTTCCTAAAGCTCTTTGTCCAGATTCAGCGAGTCCTTTATATACTGCAACTGACTTATTTTCATTCAATAAATTTGCAATTTCTTTTACAGAAGTACGAACACCTTTGTATGATGAAATATCGTAACGTGATCCATGAGTAAAAGTATCTTTGATGGGTTTTGGTACTTTATCTTCTAGTTGGATATATGCATTCATTGCAGCACCAATACTTATACCATTATCATTACATAAAGGTTCAAAATAAAATTCTACGTCCGGGAATCTTTGCACATAATATTGATTTGCGACAACATTCATACCATAACCACCAGAAATACATACTCTTTTTATTCCGGTCCTCTTTACGCAACCTTCTATTAGATCACCAACTGCCTTTTGTGTTTGTTGTTGAACCTCATAACAAAAATCTGCATGTAACTTATGGTTATCCTTTTTTATCTCTTTAACTGGGTTAGTCAAAAAGTTTTGAACTTGTCTAGAAGAATTTTTAAAAAAGTTATTGTTAAGGGTGTTCTTTTTTAGGAATAAATTTTTAAATAAATCATTCGAAGATCCATAAGAAGAGAGACCCATAGCCTTTCCACAATCGTGTGGGGTGTTTCCTATCAATATCGCTGCAATATCATAAACAGATCCTATACCAAAAATATTCTTACATTGACAATTTAGTACATTTTCTTCTGGATTATCATTTGTAGTCCACATCTCCAAAAACTTTTGTTTATTAAATTCTGGAGGTAATACATCTTTTATTAAGTTTTTATGAAGTACAATTTTTTTTCTACCATAAAAATAAAAAATACTTTCAACCTCTAGTAAATTGTCTTTTACTCTCGATCCTGCACCATCAACTACTACAACTAAACTATCATCAAACTTACTATTATAAAAAGCAAGAGAAGCATGATTTAGATGATGATCTTGTTGCAATATTAATTTTACTTTGGGATTATATTCCTTACATGTTTCGTATAATGTTGTTATTAGTTGATCTGGATAATTAAAATTGGATACGCAAATTGCATTCAATTTCCTTTTCAGTTTTGAAGCCATACCAGAAACCAAATCAAGTATAACCTTATCGTCATCATCATGTTTTTTTCTAGTGAATCTTTCTACTAGAAAATATTTTTTCAGATGACCATCTTCTAAAAGACAAATAGAAGCATCATGACACAAATGAACACTAAGTATTAACATTTTTCTAAAAATTCCTCTATATCCTCTAATCTTACTCTTAGGGACATTTTATCATCATTTGGTTTTCCATAAGTGAAAAACTCTTCAAGTGAAAATTTATGATGATATTTTCTCCACCACTGTGTAATTAATTTAGTACATATCATATCTATTGGAGACATCTTATGATTATTCTGTTCATTATCTCCACCAAGACGAACGTTTAAATTAAAAAGAGGAAGAGAGTATGTAATTCCAATATCGAATAATACATCATCTTGTATGATGTGTTTTTTACTATATCTTCTATGATAGGAGTTATCGCAGAATGTCAATCTATACTTACCATCCCGATATAACATGTCTTTTAACTTTTTTGCATACGAACGATTGATGAGATAAGCCGCAGCAGATCCAGCATTCGTTCTTTTATGTAAGAACATGGGGAAAGTCAACCCATCTGTTTGATATCTAGGACAATAATATAATTGAACACATTCCCAGTTTTCTGGCAGATTATTCTCAACGTAATCCCAATCAAAATTCCAATATTTTATATTATCCAAACAAAGGTCATCCTCCATGAGGATACATGTTTCTGATGGATGTTCATCATACCAATTTATCACTGTTTCGATATTGTTTATTGCAACCGACATCAAAGACAAACATTCAAGAATTCCGTCTTCGACTATCATATCTTTCCATTCATCATACTTTGAGACATGATATTTTGATGCAGGAACCCGACGAAAATTGGTTATGCCCCAATAATCAAATTGATCTTCCATCCACCTTTTTCGATCAGTGCGATGATCTAGGTTTATGTAATAAACCAAAGGAAAATTTTTTAACTTATTTTCCAGATCCATCATTCTCTTTCAAGATCCAAAGTGACACAATGGAAAATACCACTCAGAGTTCTACCATGTCTCATAGGAAGCATTGCACACTCAATACCGTGTTTTTCCAGTTCTTTCCTAGTTGGTTCCTGATGTTCTTCTAAAGCAACTAAATTTGGGTTGACACTGAAAAGGTTCATATTCACCCATTCCGAAGCATGATTATATCCAGGATAATATCCAATATCTACTGGTTCTGGACACCACACTACATCCCACTTTCTAAAAGGTTCTGGTAAAACATCGACAGACTTGATTCTCTCAGGATTTAACAACATTAGTCCTTCACGGAGAAATGCAATCGTCGTATCTATATGCATGTAACTATAGACACCTTGAAGAAGATGCACTTTTGCACGGTCTTTGAGCATTTCTTGCAGTAAATTAGCTCCTGCAACATTTCCACTATTAGAGACAAGATACAAGATGTCGTCATTTGCACGAAGTACGTTGGCTGCATCAAAAGCAGGAGTAACTTCAGTAAGTGCAAGAGTGTCTTTATCGCCTACACACTCCTCATTATACAGTCCCTCAACGTCCTTACAGGGAACAATAATCGTAGAGTCTAGTCTATCTATAATGGGTCGCCAGGCGTCTCTCCGACACTTTAGAGGCATCGGTGTAGCTACTGTTAGATCCTTATGTGTGAAAATAACGTCTCTTGGGCAGAAATTATAATAATCCGTGGGAGTTCTCTTTGGACGCACAACCTCTACATTTTCCCCAAGAAGAAAACTCACAAATTTTTCCAGATCTTCGTTGGCTTCGTCTATTACTTGTTTGGGGTATGGTCCAACAGGAACGTCTGAAACGTCTTTCCTGTCAGCATAGTTAATTGTGCGAACACTCAAGTCTACTTCAGGAACTGTTGCATAGTCCGCAACTCCCACTACTACTTTTTTTAATTTATCCCATTCATTCTGACTTTTCATCGCACAATACCAGTAATTTGAACCGCATATCTATCAGTCATACTAAAATTATAAAAAGCGTGTTCATCATCATATCTCCAGTAAAAACATTCACCAGCATTCCATTTACAATATGCAGTATCTTTAACCTGTAGGATTTGTCCAGGAGAACTATCCTCCAACATTACCATACACCTTATAACTTTCTTAGAATCGACTTTATTTAATTCTATGTACTTTCCATACAAATCGGTGTGAAGTGGCAAATACTGTCCAGGTTTAAAATAATTAACGGCAGCAGCAACGTTGTCCAAATCTGAGAAATGAGGAATAATATAATTTTCCACACAATTAGGCATAGGATTTGGCATCTGATATTTGTAAATAGACAGTTTCTGTTTACTGTGACCAGAATGCAAATATTTTCTTACTAGTTCCTCATCCTTATGTGTAGATAGAATATAGTCGAGACCATGAAATTCTCTTATGTCCCAATTTGGTCTTATGTGCGTGATCATTTGAATACAGACATCTCCTTTAACTCTGGGTAATCCCTGGCCGTCCATTTTTTTGCCGGAGATTTTTTTCGACTTTTTAGTAGCTCAATACCGATTTTCGCCACCTCTGGTGTCATGTAGTAATGATAACCGATACTAGTTATGTCTTGTTCAGCCCATGGACGAGAAAGATCACGACCATCATAAGACATCTTCTTTAACGCATCACGATCATCCTTATTTTGCAGGAGAATCATTCCACCACGACCAAGGTTCAAATGTTTCTTGAATTGAAAACTAAGACACATGAAGGTATTTGGAAGATATGAACCTTCTTCCCAAAGAACTGCAGCATCAATAATTGTACTGTTTCCGAGATGATAATAGTCAGACCACTCATCTTCTTTCCATTCCCAATTTAAACCAAGTTTCATACACGTCATTGGAACTGAAATATACGTTCTTGTTGGGATGGTAATATTATTATATCCAGTATATCTCAAACACAGTTCGATAGCATGAGTACAACAGTCAGTAGCAACTGCATACGGAGAACCGAAGAACTCAGCAATTTGTGACTCAAATTCAGTAACGTACTCAAACATCTTCCAGTTCCCTCGGAACAATTATTCTATCATTTGGTTTACCATAAGTAAAGAACTCTTCTAGAGTGTAATCATCTCTTAGTTCTGTCCACCACTTCATACAAGCTTTATAAGAAAACTCCAGGTCAACTCTTTCTTTTTTTCTATCAATATTTTGAGCCCAACTTCCGAGATTTTGATTGACAGAAATTAAGGGCATACAATAAGTCTTTCCGTTGTGACCAAGAAAATAATCTGTAGTGAAGTTGGGCATATTCAACCCAGCATAAGACCACTTATAATTGGAATGTTTTTGGGAAAGATCAAACTTACCATCCTTGTAGTGGAGACTTATAATCTTCTCCGCATACCTTCTATTGATTAATGAAGCACCAGTATCATGACCGGATAAGATTGGATGTAGGAAACATGGCATGAGTTTTTCATTTTCAAAACTCATTTGAATACAATCCCAATCATAAGGAATATTATTCATCAAATATTCCCAATCAAAATGCCAGTATTCAATGAAACTGAGATCGTAATCATCCTCCATGATGATTACATAAGGATCATTCGTAGTCTCTAACCAGTTTTTGATGTTTACTAAGTGAGCAAGAGTTATAGACAGTTCTGCAATGTGCCAATTTTTTCTCTTGTATCCTTCTGGAAAAGGATTCAAAATAACTAAGTCTTTCCAATAGTCTTCATAAGTAGAGAGTTGATACTTTGACCCAGAGACCACAGTGTAGTCTTTGATTCCCCAATAATCATACTGAGTCTCAGCATATTCTCTTTTATCTGGCCTTTCATCAATGGTCGCAAGAATGATTGGAGGAAGTCCTTTGAGTTTATTTTTTAGATTCATGAGTGACATCCAGAATTAATTTCTTTCTCTTAGAGGAATTCAAGTAAAAGAGATCGTCCAAAGTATATTGTGAGGATTTTGTTTTCCACCAATCTAGAACCAATTTATCACAAGTTCTTGACATGACATTTACATTACCATTCCTAAGGCCATCACTTATGAAGTTGTAATTAGTAGTAAGTGTTGGAATTGAATAAGTCACTCCTATCTGATAGAGAACAAAGTCTACAGACTGATAGTGATACTCTGGCCAATTTTCATTATATCCATAATTAGAATATAATTTGAATTTATTATCTATGTAATGAAGTTTGATTAGTTTTTCTGCATATGACCTATTGATCAGTACACATCCTGTAGAGTGATTATTATGTGTCCACTTGGAAAGATTCATCTTAATGAAGTTCTCACCAATAATGTGTAGCTGAACGCACTCCCAGTTGCAAGGTAAACTATCAACTAAAGTTTTCCAGTCAAAGTTCCAATACTCAACGGCATCAAAACACAAATCATCTTCGACTATCAGACAAGTCTCAGACTCATTGGAATTATACCAATCAATTATACCATGAATCCTATCAACTAAAGTGGCAAGAAACCATACCTCAGTGCGAAGTCTATCTGTTATGACTCTTGACCTCCATTCTTCATAATTATCTACAGAATATCTCGAAGAGTTAACTCTATGATAATTAGTTATCCCATAGTCAGAGAATTGTTTCTCTATATGTTCTCTCCGATCTATTCTGTTATCTAGATTAAAATAATATATTGGCGGAAGACCAACCAACTTAGTCTTCGTCATCATGATATGTTTTTACACGTTCTATCATTTTATAATCGTGTTCTTTACTATAAGAAAAGAAATCATCCAAAGTAAAATTATCTCTCTTGTTCTGCCACCAATCATAGTAGATATCTCTACAGAGAAAATGATGTTTCTTAGGTACTTTGTCTAGATAAGGATTCTGAGTTATCAAAGGTATTTGATATGTTTTACCAAGAAAAGGAATATGTTCATCCAGTGAGACGACACGATATCCAGTGTCAAATGGATGAGGACCATACTTTCTAATCAACATGTACTTGTCTTTAACATAGTGCAGATTGATCAACTTCTGAGCAAAATGTCTATTGATTAATATTGGCCCGTATCCAGTCCACCTATCTTTCGGGGACAAAAAGAACATAAGATAATGTTGAGATTCGAATCCTAATTGAACGCAATCCCAATCGTATGGGATTCTTTTCATCAGATATTCCCAGTCAAAGTGCCAATACTCTATCAGATTTAAATCGTAATCATCCTCAAAAAGGATCAGATGTTTTTCATCGGTAGTATCAAGCCAATGTTTAATGATCTCAAGAGTAGACAGAGTGATTGCAGATATCAATCTCTGACCTCTTCTATTAATAGCTTGTGGAAAATGCAACTTGTCTTTCCAACTATCATAGTCATCAACAAGGTACTTTGATCCGGAGAATCTTTTTACATTTGTAAGATTCCACTTATCAAATTGTTTTTCCATATATCTTCTTCTATCTACTTCTGAATCTAGATTTAGATAGTAAATGCTTGGAATTCCCTTGAGTTTATCAGACATACCAGGTGATAATAGAATAACGAGTTCCAGAAGTTACTGGTAAAATTTCATGAGGGAACATAAAGTTTGAGGGGAACATCACGATAGATCCTTTACCACCTCTTATCATAATTTCTCTATCAAAAAATGCAAATTCACCACCCTCATAGTCATCATTGAGTAGGAAAGAACAACTTACAGATCTCTGTTGGGCTTTGAAAGAGTCGGTATGTTGAATATAAAATTGACCAGTTCTATATCTCAAAAGATCATATCCGGTGTCACTTTCCGAAGCAACTTCAGGAAATAATTTCCTATATTCATTTATTGCATTTGAAGCACAAATATAGAAATCATTATCTAATTGTCTTCTCACTTCTGGGTTCTGTTCGACTACCACTTCTTGTGAAATATTAACAATATCGCAATTTCTGATTTCGCTATTGGTATCACCATAACCTATGCTAGTAGGAGTCCAAAAAGAACACTCACGATATTCTTCTAGTATTCTATCACAGAGTTCTTCTGGAACAACATTTTCCAATGTGAAAATGTAATCTTCTAAACTTTTTTTACCATTTGCAGAAGAAACTATTCTTTCTGGTTCTTTTTCTTCAGATACGGGTTCTTCCACAACTGATTTTTTTTCCTCTGGTTTAGTATTTTCTTGAAGTTTATCGAAGTATGCATAAGAACAGTCTCCACGACTCCTAACGTAATGTAGGAATACCTGAGTGTAATATTCTCCACCATACTCTTCTCTCCAATGTGGGGCTTTCTTTCCCAGATAAACCATAGCTTCTCCAGGATTAAGATCCACCTTAACCTCTTCACCAGATGGAGTCTCGATCCATATTGGCCAAGTTTGGTCACCATGAAGATGGAGAGTCAGTGAAATTTCACAAGCATCCCTATCCGTATGTCTCGTTAAAACACTACCATTTTTATAAATTCTAGCGTAACTATAGGTAGGCAATACAGTTTCACCAATTGCCTTGGAAACTTCTGGAGTCTTTTCGCAAAGCAATTCTAGAAAAGGAGTATAGTTATAAGTAGAAAAAGAGTTTGGAGCCTGAGGATCTCCATCTATATTATTTTCCTTACAGTATTTTGTAAATTCAAAAGAAAGTTTTGAAGCCCTATCTTTTGAAATAAAGTCGTGAAGAATAATGTAGTTATTGTCTTCTAAAGTTTTTTTCATAATCAAAAATCAGGTTCAAATTTCTTTCAAAAGTTCCTCAATGTCGTAGTAAAGATCTTCTTCTTCTTCACTTTCTTCGGTATCTTCTTCACCTTCTTCTTTTGGATTATATGCAAGGTGAGTTCTGTTAAAGTCAAGCATTGTTTCTTGCATTGCCGCGTCCAGTTCTTTCTGCATTCTAGCGGCAGATTCTTCTTCGAGTCTTATGAACTCAAGTTCTTGATCACGTTTTTCTTGCCACTGACTAATAGCCTTTAAAAAAGAAACCACATTGTCTATACCGAAACTAGTAATTGGAACTGGATGTGCAGGTCCAACAAACTCTACCTCGCCCTCTCCTGTTTCATCATCCCAATGAACAGCATGAATCTCTTTTCCATCAACATCTGGAATCCAAGATAGGTCAATATCAAAATAAGAGATACCGTCAACACCAACTACGTTGTCACTGGGAATTATATGCACTTTCATATCTTATTCTCCCGATTTTGATTCTGGTAATGTGTTTGTGTTTGTACTAGTTAAGGAAGTTACGTTAACTGGCATTATGCCAGTTTGTTGAAGACCTTCAATATATAGTTGTCTATTCTCATCATTCGATTTTACAACTTCATTTCTGAATGATTCAACGGCAGCTCCAGTCTGTCTCTGTTGTTGAGAATTTTCAATGGTTAACATAGGCATCCAAGATACTGCACATCCCCAATGATCAACATCTTCTCCAGTGTTGGGATCCATTCCCCTAATGTGCATGTACCAAGAACATTTGTGTTCTACACAATCTTTCTTAATTAGAGGACAAAAATTTCCAGACTGATTCTTTTTCATATCTCAAAAATAATATTTTATATTATAGAATAAATTAATTGAAACTGCAAACAATAACATCCATGTACTGAAGTCTCATATCAAAAGATCCAGTAAAATTACAAGTTCCGGACCAAGGGTGATTGTGAGCTCCACCACCTCCAGTCGGGCCTGTATCTGGTGTAGAACGAGTCCAACCAGCGCCTGAACCTACATCACCACCACCAGGAGTCAACCTAGTAGCTGCATTTGGGTGAGTGTGTGATGCAATTTGTGGGGCGGTTAAAGTATGATTACCAACACTACCAGTCATTGGTACACCTGGTTGTGATACTGGTCTAAGAGAAGTAGGAAATATAGTACTAAATGATGATGAACCCCCAGTACCCCCACCAGTACCGCTGACTACTCGTAATGCTTTATTATTATTTGTAGTAGATTTAGTCCATCCAGTTGGAGCAGCTGCTTGGAAAAAAATACTTACAGAACTTTGCGGAATAATTCCATAATATGAATTTAGATTAGTACTATCACTAAATCTTACTCCAGATGCTGTTAAAGAAGCCATGTTTTATATAATTTAAACGGAGGGGTTGTTGAAGTATTTATCCATTGAAACTACAGACAAGAACATCCATATATTGAACACCCAAAGAAAAAGTTACACTTATAGCTTTAGTTATACTAAGTGGATGGGTGTGATTTGTTGCTGGTGAAGCAGCGTTTCCTGTGACGGGTGAGGGAACATTTCTGGTCCATCCACCGGCTCTTCTAAGATCCCCACCATTCCATCCAGTAAACTGGCCAGCGGGATTGTACAGTGCTGGAACGGCAGCAACTACAAATCTACCAGGTTGTGGGTGTACGTGAGCGGGAAGATTTGGTGCAGTGAGTGGAGCCCCACCAGTGGCATTAGTTGTCTGAAGATTTCCAGCATATGCGAATGTTGGACTTAAAACTGTTGTGAATGGTTGAGTTCCGCCAGAACCACCACCACTAGTTCCACTTACAACTCTTAAAGCTTTATTGTTATGAGTAGTTTGTTTTGTCCATCCAGTTGGAGCAGCTGCTTGGAAAAACAGCATATCAGTTCCAGTAGGAATAATACCTCTTTTTGAATTTAGCGAAGTACCATCACTAAAATTTATTCCAGTTGATGTTAGTTTTGCTGCCATAACTTATTTGGAGATATTAATCTTACACTTTTAGAATATTTATAACTCAACACTCACCACCACATTCTCTATTTTGTTTCCAAGACTTACGAACTCGTTTCAGTTCTTTTAATTCTTCTTTAATTCTTTGATATGCAGTCTCACTATCAATTCTATCTGCCATTTCCATAGCAATGATTACATCGGTTCTTGTACCAAAGTGTTTGAGGGCGGTCTCAAAACAATCTAGATCTTCATACATCCCATTCAGTCCTAAACTTTTCAGCAATAATATCTATACGAGCATCAAGAGAGTTCCAACACTCATATAGTGCGTTAGATTGTGCCACATTTTCTTCCTCAAGAACTCGAACACGATCTTCTAGTTCTTGAATTTTTTTCTCTAGAACTTCAATAGGAGTGGGTTCATTGATTCCCCACTTCTGAAAAAACCAATAAGGATTTTCTTTCATAATACATTCACTGACTTCAAGTAATTTCTATAAGCCATAAATCTGCGGAGAGAAGGTTGTCCTGGAATAGGCCCTAGACTTTCGCAGATTTCACAGTAACATATCCAATCATGCCACGGAGTCGTCGGATCCAGTGCTGGATGTGTAGTCTGTTGTGTGTAGTTTTTCAAGGAGTCGAACAAGTTCTGGAGTTTCATCCCATTCCCATACCTGATTGTGTGTTGGATCTTTCTTTTCAAGAGTAAAAGTTCTTTTAGCCATAGTTCAATTCTATAAATCCATTCCAAGTATACTATGTATTTCAGTTTTTATCAAGTCTTTGGTCTGACTTTAATAACATCCCAAATTCTTTGGAACTCTGGAAAGGTTTCAATAACATTCTCATTCCGTATCTTATCAAACCTTCTCATTGAATCTAAGAACTGAGGTAAAAGTTTTTGTTCTTGATACAGATCAATGTAAGTAAGAAGACTTTCATAAAAAACAATAGACCTCTTTGCCTTATTGGGAATTAAAAATTCTTTGATGTGTCTTCTTATATTTTCTTTTGCGGCTTCTTTTGTTTTTTTATCCAAAATCCAAACTGTTTGTTCTCTAGGAGTTTGCATGAAATTCAGGAAGAAGAAGTCAACATTCTTCATCAGTCCACTATTATAAAGGTATTGATGTAAGTCAGTTACTTCAAAAATATTCAGAGCTTGGACTGTGCAATCAAAATGAAGTTCATGAGTACGTTCTTTATGTTTGAATCTTTCTCTGAATTGTTCGGCATGAGAAACAAATCGGTCCCAATTGAATCCCTTTCGGATCAGTTCGCCCTTCTTACCCATACCGTCCACGCTGATGTGGACTTGCAACTCTCTATTGAAGTTGTCCCACAGATCAAAGATATGTCTACCTTTATAAACAAGGTTACTGAAGTTACTGTTGTATGCTAGGACAACATCATTGTTTCGTTTCAACTCAATGAGTTTGTCCATGATCTTCCAGTGTTCATCAATGATTAAGGACTCTCCACCAGAAAAATATAGACTATTAACCATTCCAAGATAAGGTTCTACCTGTTCATAAGTCTTCTCAGCAGCATCCCACTTACCAGAAATCTTACCAAACTGTTCGAGTTCCCAACTAGAACTCGATGTCCAGTGACACATCCTACACTTGAAGTTACACTTACTACTTAACTTCAAGTCCCACCAGATAAACCCAGGTTCATTTACCGAAAAGTCATCGTTAGTTTCATAGACAAACTTCTTATACAGATGAAATAGATCCCTGTTGAAATCCTGTCTGAGAGAACTCTTCCCTGCGGCTTGATTATTATAACAAACCTCACAACTCTTATGAGGTGTTCCGTTTATCATACTCTCTCGGAATTTTTTGATGGGTTCATCATTCCAAATTTCCCAAAGAGATTTTTCTTTCACATGACCATATGTGTACTCAGAAATACAACATGGTTTTACTTCACCATCCTGTCTAACATCCAGACACATCCAAGGAGCAACACAGAATACATCGTTATTCAAATCAATCTTCTTCTTATCGATCATCACTCCAAATCCTCTCTAATTCTGGGAACACTTCTCTTGAGTTTTCATTCCTCAATACATCTAATGCAGACATGTATGATTTAAACTCTGGAATCAGGTGTTCTTTTCTCTCAGTAGAAAGCAATTTAAGAATAGACATGTATTGATTAATAGAAGCCTGGGCTTTTGCAGGAACAAGATAATTTTTAATATGATATTTAATTTTTTCTCCCAATAATTTTCTCGATTCCGAATCAAGAATCAAAACAGAAAGCATGTCTGGATTATGTAGAGTACATAACTCAAAATCATCCCAATCAGTAATTATACCCCTAAGATAAAGTTCTTTTTGAGCATCCATGACATGGAAACAATTCAAAGCTTGTATCACAAAATTAATCTTTATCCTTTTGTTGGGAAATTTATTCCTAAACATTTTAAAGTTATCTAAAAACTTTTGCCAATCAAATCCTTTACGAATTATTTCTCCCCTTCTCTCCGTTCCATCAAAACTTACTGAAATATTAAGCTTTGGAAATTGTTTCCAGAGGTGAAGAACATCATTGTCTTTATATTTCAAGGTACTAAAATTAGTGTTATAACAAATATCAACTTTTTTATTTCTACCCTTCTCAATAAGTTTATTTAAAATTTTATAGTGGTGATCTGAAATTAAAGGTTCGCCGCCAGCAAAATATACATTCTCAACAATATCATATAGAGGTTCAATATCTTCATGAACCATATCCACATCAATCTTTGGATACTCTCCTTCGATATTAAATTTCTTCCTCATTTCCTGATCCCAAGAACTACTGTAACCAGGTCCACACATCCTACACCTAAAATTACAGACGTTATTTAATCTAAAATCCCAATAAACAAGATTGAACCTTTCGAAAGTTCCATCTTCCTTAGTCTCTTCGACATACTTATGGTGATCTATCCAAAACGAATTAAAGTCTTGTCTTGAAGAAATTTTTCCAATCTCTTCCTCTTTATAACATGAAGTACAGTAACTACACTCCTTACCCTCGATCATGTTTCTACGAAGTTCTCGCATTTTTTCATTGTTCCAAATTTCTTTAAGAGATGAATCTCTTAAAGAACCCATTCTGAAGTCTCTAGGATCTCCACTACATTCGGTAGAAACAATTTCCAAAGGTGACATCTCATTGTTTTCCTCTGGTTCTGGTTCGGACAAAGGCATCAAACAACATGGATAAACATCACCATTCGGTGCAATGTTCATATGAACCCATGGGGCCATGCAAAAAGTATTATTATTAGGTATAGTCATTTGTTCCCCTCCTTCTTGGAGATATAGTCGGCATAGTCTTTATTAGGATGATCAACTAACCGTTCGTGATAAAAGTCAATGACTGTTTTAGCCGCAGTTCCTTGAAAGAATGCTGGGATTATTCCATGTATTATACTAGAAACTCCAACAACAATCATCTTTGCACCAGCATAAGTGGCCCAAAATAAATGTCTAGTATAAGTTTCTTTACTGGACTCTAAGTGTTTAGAACTTTCTTTTAGTAAATTTAATTTAGTCATCTTGATATTCAAATCCTTCAAATATTTTTAGGTATTCATTCTTGTGTTCAAAAATAAAATCCGTTGTTCTGGATTTGGTTTCAACCTTAGATCTAAAGTAATCTCTAATTAATTGATTATCTAGTTTGATCCCGGTAAAAAACAAATTTGAATCTAGAATTTCATACTTACTAATATGATGTCCCCAGTATATAGTCCCAATTTTAGCATTGATTTTTTCAACTAAAACATCTGGGTCTAAGTCAGTCTTCCATATCGCCAAATATATTTCATTTACTGCAGGATCATATACAAACTTTGCATCCAAGTATGGTTTGAGAACTTCTAATATTTTGTTATGAGTTTTTATGTCTACACTTTGTCCATTTATTCTAATAAGATCCGATCTACCATTGTGATAAAAACCCTCGGACTTAATTTCAAACTCATCATTCGTGCAAACTTTATAGTTATACGTTGGTACATTAACTTCCAAAAGATTCTTATCTGTAAAAGAAATCTTATAGTAATCATCGAGAGGAGTAAATTTATTCTGAACAAAGTTTTCGTCACTAGCATAGTTCAGAAATATTGGCCCACTAGTCTCAGAACTACCAAAGATACTCACAATATCTTTTATCTTTCCCTCTCTGACATAAGGTATCCACTCCTTCCTTATAGTGGATAGAGTATAGATTGTGGTTCTGGATGGCGGATCCTCATGATTGATATTGTCTAGGTAACCGTCGATATCATGGGTATATGCAATCATGATGTGATCAAAAATATTTTCATTCCTCATGAAATATTTCTCATCATTAAATTCAGACCCATCTCCCCAGTAATTATAGATGTTTTTTACATCCTTAGACATCAAAGTTGGAATGAAATAAGTTGCTGGCCCACTACCATGACCTAAACACTTTTCATTTACAACATTCCCATAGAACATCTTAGAATTTCTTTGACACAAGTCATATAAGAATTCATGACTGTGTTCTATAATTTTTGGTGTTCCCGTAGTACCACTTGAAGTACATCTCATTGCAATTGACTTTGGATCAATCTGCACTTCGCAATCAAGATACTTATTGGGTTGATGATAAACAATATCCTTATGATATATTGTATTCAAACAATGTTTGATAAGGATAGAGTATTTACTATTCGGTTGTTCCTCTAAAACATTATCTGGTTCGCAAATAAAATAATGTATAGGAGACAGTAATTGAGTTTTGGTAGCAGACTCTGGAGATACAACAGTCATACTATAATCAATTATTGAAATTGATAGTCCCAACTCCAGACAAGCAAAGACACTTGCCATTTTATAAAGACAAGTGCCTGAGTATCCTATTAGAACTGTTTCTCCTTTTGTTATCTTATAGTTAGAAAGAAAGTAGTTTTTGATTTTATCTACTGTTCTTTCAAATTGTTTATATGAATACTTTACAAGACGGCCTTCTTGTGTAATATCATAGAATGATATATCTTTATTAATAACGTTTCTATCAACTACCTTACTCATATAGATGAATTCATAAGTTCAATCTTTATTACTGGTTTATCATTCCAATGTCTTACTGCATTGGAAACAATAGCCACATTGGTAACCAAGTAAGAAATAAAAATAAGGGTGCGTATGCCAGCAATAATATCTGCTTCTCTATCATTCTTTCCTTCCTTTGCTCCTAGTGCTTTTGCCCAAATTCTCCAGGCACTTTTTCTCTTACTCATTAATATCTTTCTGGTATCTCGTTGTAACATTCGTCGGAGTATTTAGATGCTCTAGTCTTCACATACTCCAGTTCTTTCCAGTTTTCTGGATAACAAACAACGAGGCAATGAGTTTTTTCATGAAGAGAACAATGTTTAATGTTCTCATCATCTTTACACTTGACACCTATTTCAATAGTAATGTAAGAATCATCAACAAAATATACCCATCCCTCTAGATCTCTGGGTATGGTGTGCCAAATTACATAGTCATTGACCTTGGGTTTATACATGATAAAGATTACTCCCTTGGTTTGTGGTCCCTCATACCATCGTGATTCCCATCTCCAGGTAACTTACCATAAGCAAGATACTCTACTGCCTGAAGAGATCCTACAAGACGATCCAAGTCTTTTTGGATCCTCACATACTCGTCGTAAGACTCCTGCAACTCTGCAGCTCTTGCGGTGAGTTGATTAGTTCTTTTAGTGAACCTTTCGATCAATTGTTCGTAGTTCTCTGTGGGTTTCATAGTTTACCTCCTACTTTTCCATCGTTCATGATCCTACTCTCATGTCCGGACCACCCTTCCTGTCTACCTTTAAGATAGAAACGAGTACCACTAATGCACTGTTCTTCAGTCAACGCAGTTACCAATTCTTCACCGTCCTTTGATGCACTATGCCACAAACCATATTTAGTTTTATAAACACGAAATGCATCATCAATCCACGTATATGTATCAATGATTGTTTCTTCTTGAGTCTCAGTGATTTGCTCTACCATAGTCGTCCTCCAACCTCACAATGTCTTCTTCATTACAATAACCTCTTTGAACTTCTATAAAAGCAAGTCCATATTCTCCAGCAGTGGCTCTGTGAATTCGTTTAACGGGAATATTAAATGTGTCACCAGTGCCGCATCTTGTTCTCTCTTCTCCATTGCTGATAATTCCACTACCTTCAACAACAATCCAATGTTCATGTCGATGTTCATGATATTGGAGAGAAAAAGATTGTCGTGGATTTACAATAATTTTTTTTACTTTATAGGTTCCGTCTTTTGATTCGTAGATTAATTCGTATGAACCCCAAGGACGTTCTGTTACTTGATACATTTAAAAGTTACAAGTGATTTGGACATTTAGTAGCAACAGTAGCAAGAGCTGCGACTTCAATACCCACAGAGTCCTTAATAACTTTCCTCACTTCATATCCTCCATATTTTTCATTAGCATAACTGTAGGCGAGAAGCACAGATTTGAGAGTATCGTTCCCTTCGTCACGATACATACAAAACTCAGTTGCTATACTATTTAATAAAGTTATCAGAGTGAGTTCAATCATTTTTTAATAGTCAATTTGTAGTCTTTCTTTTTAAGTTTATGTTGTTTGATGAACTTATCTGCATGTTCCTCACATTCAAACCAACAGATTCGTTTGTCTTTTTTGTCCGTAAGATCAATTCGGTAAGGAAAAGATTCATGAGGAAACAGTTCACTCTCGGTCATTCAAATACGATTCAGAATAAGCATAAGGATACAACACGTCTAGGATCTCGGCAAGTTCATCGTACATCTCACCGTAACATGGGACAGATTTTGGATGTCCCATCTGATACTTTCTTACCGCAGTATAAATTAATTTCCATTGATGATGATTTAAATCATTCACCGAGGGTGTGGATGACTGGTTTTTCATGAGCTAGAATACTGTAAAGATTTTCATTTTGTGCTGCAGATACTGGAATAAATTCCGTATTCACATCAAACTGATCATCACGGATAGCTTGATTGATGACAATAGAACCTTCTGCACCAGAATAAGAACGATGAAAGGTCATCTTAGGAATCACCAGAGCACCAGAAGAACGATTAAGATGAACGATGTGATATGGATACCTCCACTCCGGATTCACCAGTTCAAATGTACGAAGACCAGACAGAACACGATTGTGATCTACCTGGTGATAGTGAATATAAAATTGTTTTGCACCTACAATATCATCTGGAGGAGAGATTGCGGGTCCTGTGTGACATACAAGATCTTGAGCATTAGATCCGTCTACAGAGATATCGTAAAAAACTACCGCATCAGTCTCACGAAATACTCTGTGTTTCTTAAAAATTACTTCACTCATTAGATACTCCCAGGAGATGGTTTTTCAATTTCTTCAATAGCTGTATAGATCAATCTATTAAAACTATCAGCCATTACACGATAACCAGTACCAACATATAGTTGACCAAGGACTACAGACACAGTACATACACCCCAAAAGATGTAGTACCACTTTGATTTAACTTGATGATGTTTGTTTTTCATTTGAATACAGCAGTTACGCCAATCACTTTAGCATTTGGATTTCGAGCAAGAGCAACTTGTCTTGCTTCTTGATAGTCACGAGCAATCACTTCTTCTTTGAAGACTTTACCAGCGACGTAGAGTTGAACTTCGCATTTCATTCTTGATACTTATTAAAATACTTTGGTTTGTCGGTATCAAACTCATAGAATTTGACATCTTTCATATTGAGACACATTAAAATTGTGTCGTGTTCCCGTTCTTCTCGTGGTGTACCACGATACAACCAACGGCGTTGATACGCACAACACCAGACACTAAAATAAATCTTGGACTTTTGGGATAAAGTCATTAGAGTCTTTCAAAACAAACACTATTGAATTTGCCTTCTACTCCACGAAGAATGAGTTTAGTATGAGAAGATTTTACAATCATATGAAGAACGTAATAAACTCCACCAGGAACCAAAAGATCATGAGGATCAGTATTATTTCCCCATGAAACTTGTTCTTTTGTACAGCCAACAAATTTCACGAAATCTCCTTCTTTAATGTCTCCATAAGAGAGGGTTGGGACTTTAAAATTCTTTTTCATTGATTATTAGAAAGTTCCAGATGAGTATTACCTACACTATAGACCCGCAAACGAAGAAAGTCAAGGGCGTTAGTCGGATTCGTTTGCAAAACCCAATCTTATATTTCCAGATATTGATATTCTGTATTGATCACTAGTATAGAAAGGATTAACTTGGTGATGCAAATCCGAAGGAAAAAAGGCCATTTTCCATTCCCATTCTTTATCAACAGGCATTTGATAAAACGTAAGACCACCACCAGTTGAAGGATGACAAAATGTAAAATGTGCAGTCTCATTTCCATTTGGATTATATCTTTGATATTCTCTTTCCATAGTGTATGGAATTTTTACCCAGATTACAAAAGAATAACATCCAACATGTTTATGTAATGGATTAAAATCATATTTTTTTGCAAAATTTATCCATGCAGTATCAAGAACATATTTAAGACCACGATCTCTCATGTCCCTTGTTAAATGAAAAGAATTTTGATTTACTCCTTCATAAAATTCTTTATTATAGTTTTCTGACAGATCTTCTACTAAGTATCTTAGATTTGGCCCAGGATCTATAAGATATTCTTTGTCGAGATGTCCCTTTAAATCATAATCATAGTTCTCTAATTCTTTTTCATTAAAATTTAAAAGAAATTCTTTAATCTCATTTTTTACTGGAGTTGGGACATCAAGAAAAAGAAACCCGGGAATTTTAAACCAGTGTGCTGCATATCTATACTCAAAGTTTATCATTTTTATCAAATTCTTTTTGCAACTGTTTCGCTAATTTCATAGATCTTCTCCACATAAAATATCTAGCCCATGGAGTCTTTGGATTATGAATTAACCACCACTTCTTTTTAATATATTCGTTCTGTACTATTTTAGTTACATAGTAGAAAGCTTTTGCAACACTTTCATCAGTAACTATAAAGTATCCAAATAAGGCAAATATAAAAAACAAGAAGTAGTAGTATTCCATACTATTGCCACCTTAAAGTATTCAAATACTTAAGAACATTTTCTCTCACATCCATTAGTTCATGAAAACACTTTTGATTATGAGCACACTGCCTAAGTGCAGGATCTGGTTTCAAAACTGATTCGATAAAAATATCCAATCCGCGATTCCATTTATCCTTTTTAGGTTCGCCATCATCAATCGTATACTGATCTTTCATTCGTCTTCTCCATCGACGTATCCAGCAAATTCGAAATCTTCAATGTCACTTACAGGAACTTCGTGTTCATTAGCGACAAGATACCAATGTTCTCCATCTCTTTCCCCAAGATATTTCATTTGGTCTTCATCGAAGACATGTTCTCGCATTGCTGCTTGAATTTTCAAATGAATTAACTCGGATTTAGTGGGAACTTTCATAGTCATGATTTGTACACATAACTATTCTAATCTATTTAACTGAGTTGTCAAGAGTGTTAATACTTAGATACTTCCAGAACTTTTAGAGTGTGTGAGGTAGTCAGATTGTCTTGCCTGTTGTTGTTTCTTAGTCCTCTTAGCGGGTGCAATATCACCAGCAACAACAGAAGGACGACCTGCTGACTTACCACCTCTAGGTCTCAACCCAACTTCCTGTTGTCTTGGATCTTTTAAACTAGAATCTTCCACTCCACTAGTGAAGACAGAATGGACTCTTCCTCGGTTTCCGTATTGAGCTTTACCAGTTATGGCTTCTTGTCCAGCAGCACGTTTAATTCCTGGGTAGTCCCTTTCAAGATCATTAATTCTACTGGAAACATCAGCAACTGTTGGTTTCTGATCTTCAATTGACTTACCTCTAGTTGAATCCAATGCAGCACCAATATCAGAAGCTCTTGATTGGACATCACTTACTGCAGCACGACCCCTCTCTCTTGCTGCAAGTTTTTCTCTGGTCATTGCTGCTTGATAATCTTCAGGACTTTCATCTGGATTTTTTCTTCTGCGAGTCCATGGCATCATTCTTCTCGCAACTTCCTTACCTGCAGCAGTAAAAGTTGCAGCGGTCTGATCTCCACCAGCAGACATAGCTTGAGATCCAATTCCCTTTTTTTGACTTACTCCATGAACTTTCTTTGAGTCTCCTCTATTTCTTGCTACTCGTGGTCTAAATTCTAGATCTCTCCTTCCTTGTCCACCAGTGTTTCCAGTCCAATCTGGTTCAGCTTCAAGGTGTTCGGCTCCCTTTACTGTTCCTTGCCAACCCTGAGATGCGATACTTCTACCTGCACGACTAGCAACTTGTGCTAAAAATCCGGGAAGAGATTCTCTCTTCTGTTTATTATAATCATCTCTATGAGCATCAGTTTTTCCAGCCTTTCCAGAGAATCCTTCATCTGAAGCATTATCAAAATGCAAAGGATGACTTGGATCAGTTTGTGCAGCCTCTAATTCTCTTGAGGCAATCTGTCTTATTGTTTCATTATCACCAGCTGCAATAGCAGCTCTCATTTGTCTACCAAGTCTTCTTCTTTTATCACCACTACCAACCAAGTAGTTATAAACATTGACTCCAGCATGTTCATCACTATAACTAGGAGCCTTCGCTTCAATAAGAATTGAAAGAATTTCAGTTATCTCTGCTTCTGTTATAAACTCTTTAAAGGTCTTCATTATAGAAAACAACTCTGCATATTTTCTATTTATTCTAATGGAGAATAGCGGACTCGAACCGCTGACATCCTGCTTGCAAAGCAGGCGCTCTACCAACTGAGCTAATTCCCCTTGAGATAGTCTTTCTCGGTTTGATATGGAACTATTTCACCAGTGTAATGTTTGATTCCTTCCTGAATGTCTGGAATCAACCACTGGTCAACCCGATAACAATATTGCCAGTTAACGGGTTGAATACAATTCATTATAACCACAGACCAGAATGCTGTCAAGTAGTTAATGATTGTATACATTATTTGTTAGAGATAAACTCCACTTCGGTTTTCCACTTAAAACCTGGAGTTTCCCAAGTTTGATTATTGTTATAGATTCTATTATTATTTACCTCTTCTTCCTCAGTAATATCAGAGTCTTCAGAGGGAACATAATCTGCAAAAGTTTGACCATCATAAAGTTCGTCAAGTCTCAACTTACTTGGATAATGTTTTAGAAGAGCTCTTGCAGATAACCTGACTTTCTCAGGAACGTCTGCAATCTTTTCGGAGTTCATTAGGTCAATAAGAAACTCTCTAGTAGCGAGAAGAGAGTTGTGTTCTTGTTGTGGCAAAGTCATAACTCATCTAGCATACTGCTCAATAATAAATAATACTTCA